ACTATATAACTTGAACCACATCTTGGACAAATCATCTCTTTTATTTCCTCTATTTTTTATTAAAATTACATTATACCATATCCTCTTAAATTATGCACTACCAAATAAAGAAGGTTATAATACTAATAATAAATGTTATTTTTATAAAGATGGAGCTTTTTTAACTGAGAATTGTTTTCCTAACGTTCCATTTTTTTATTGTGCTATTTTAAATGGTTCTTTTGCTTGTCTTAGTTCATCATATTCAATTTCTATTTCTGGTGATAATTTAGACACTCATTGTCCTGCTGGTTTAGTTTATTCTCAATCTTTATTTTTATCGGATACTCCATTGGTTTGTATTATTCCTCCCGATCACAAAATTAAAGATGTGATTTATAATGATGTGTACAAATCACTTAATCTTAAACCCATTTTTGAAGCCTATCCAGATTTTAAGTTTAAGTTAAATCCTTATATTCCTAAAACAGATGAAATTTATATTTCTTCTATCTTAGATGGTAGTTATCTTTTTTATTCTGCGGTTGATGCTCAAAATCACTTAGTTTCTTCTTCTTTTGCATTAAAATTATTAAACGATGGTTTTATATTTTCAAAAACTTTAAGTGGTGTAAAGATAAACCGTCAAAGTAGTATTACAACTGAAGTTGATTTACAAATAAGAGAAATTATAAAATACGATTTTGATTTTAATTTAGTTGAACGTAATTTATCTTTTTGGACGGGGGACGGTTTTGATATAGGTATTCAAAATTCTTTTCTTTCGCCAAAAACATATGGGATAGCAGGAAAAACAATTGCAGCTCAATTTGCGATAAGAACGTTAAGTTCAGATATGGTTTTACCAGAAGAGAAAAAAGAAGGTGATGGTGGTGTTGTACCCTGTGGATTAGGTAAAGATGTCCAAGTATTAAAAACTCGTAAGAATGCAGAAGGAAAAGATGAAAACTATTTTGAAACTCAACGCTCTCCACCTTGTGTAACTAATTGGGGAAAAGCACCTACTGGTAAAAATGTTAATGATTTTAAGCAATTATGCCCAAAAGAAGGTGAGGAAGGGTATGATCCAAAATGTAAAGAAAGTGATTTCTTTAAGGATAGTTTAAAGAAACTAACGGATAATTTTAGTTTGGATTCAGATAGTTTTAAAATTAAGGATGTTACATCAACAAAGTGTGTTCCGTTGAAACTAGATTTTGCGGGGGCGGGTAATTGGCTTGGAGGTGGGGGTGTTCATGATATTAAAATTATTTGTGAAGTATTTGAAAAATCGCCAACGTTAGAAACTTTATTTCGGACTTTTTTTATGATTACTTGGTTTGTTACAGCATTGTTTAAATTGCTTTCAGCATAGGATAGGTATTTAAAATGTCAGATTCAACAACTCTTGCTACTCCTCCAGTGATAACTGATGGTTCATCAATGTCTACATATGATCAGTGGGTTAGTGCTTATAATAACGCTGGAATGATGGGTATGACTACGGGTTCAACTGAGGGTTATAATCCTGATCCTAGTAATACTGTAACAAATCCAGATGGTTCTACGAGTACAACTGTTGGTAGTTCAACTTTTACAACGCCCGCTTCATCATTAGCAGATGTTTTTGTTGGGTCGTTGATTACGGGTTTTAAATGGATTGGTAATTTATTCTTTACTAAAGGGATTATTTTAGCGGCGTTGTTATTTTTTGTAGATTGGGTAGTTAATTTCTTTTTGGAATTAGTTGCTGGTGTACTTAAGATGGGTGATCTCACTAAAATGATTAGTGAATTGCCGTCGCTTGATTTTCTTAAATATATTTTTTATTTAACGGCGTTAGATTATGGATTGCCATTGTTATTAGCGGCTTCATTGTTGAAGTTTTTTATTCGTCGTTTGCCAGTGGTAGGGTAACTGTCAACGTTGACAGTTGGGAGATAAAAATATGGCAGTGGATGCATTAACAGGTTTGCCAGGTGGCGGTAAATCTTATCAAGCGGTGGTAGAGATTATTTTACCTGCGCTTGCGAAAGGTCGTCGTGTTGTTACGAACATTGAAGGGCTAAAGGATGATGCGATTTATGATCGTTTAGAAAAATGGGGTTGTGGTCAAACAGCGGGAGAGATTATTCATGTCACGGATAGTCAAGTAGCGAGTGATGATTTTTATTATTGTCCGCCGGAAGATTTAGGGAAGTTAGGATTTAAGCCAGAACGCCAATCGATAGTTCAGGGTGGTGATTTGGTGGTTATTGATGAGGCATGGGCATTTTATGAAAAAGATGTTTCAGATGTGGTGATGAACTTTTTTAGGAAACATCGTCATTTTGTGAACAAAGAAAATATTGCTTGCAATGTGGTATTGATTTCCCAAGATGTAATGGATATAGGATTAAAAGTTCGTCGTATTGTTGCAACGACAACGGTGACGACAAAATTAGAAGATGTTGGATTAAGTAGTAAATATTTAGTAAAAATATATAAGAAATTTGATTTAAGACAAGAAGCGACGTTTGAAGGTTATGGGACTTATAAACCAGAGAATTATGCGTTGTATGATAGTTACAGTTTTAAATCAGAACAAGAGAAGATCAGAACAAGAGAAGAAAAGTAATCATACGGGGATTGAGAGGAAAAGTGATAAAAGAAATAGTGTGTGGTCAAATAAATCGATTCGTTATGGTCTTTCAATTTCGATAATTATTTTGATAATGATGATCTATAAATTGATCACTTTTTTTACGGAAGGAAAATTAGGAAAAAATCTGGAAAAGAAAGTTGCGCCACCTGCTCCGATAAGTGCAGCACCTCAAGCGGGTTCTGTTGTTTCTCCACAAGGGCAAACTCCACCTGTTTTAAATTCAAATGGAAGTAATCAAGGCGTTAATTCTGCACCTGCTGCCCCAAAAGAACCTAAAGAATCAACTCACGTTGGTGTGCAAGGATATTATCAAGTTGGTAAAACTTTATTTGTAGCATTAAAGATTGGAGATAAACAAAGAGTAATTGTTGATCCTAAAGATTTTAAGATTCAAGATGGGATAAGAATTGAAGGAATATTTCAAGATGAAATTGTCAATACTTACACGGGAAAATCTGTTTCCTTAAAAAAAGAAGAAAATCCAACTTCTGCGGGTATAGTTAAGCAAGAAACATCTCAACAGATTTCTAGGACTGTTAATTAAGCAAATAAATCACCTTGCACAAATTTTTGTAAAGTGGCTTGTTTTAGTTTGATAGCTTTGGTAGATATTTGATTAAGCAATTTCTTAGGGTTAAAACCTTTTTTAAGTTCTTTAAAAACTATCCCGAAAGTTGCCCGATAAGAATCACCTTTTTTGAGAATGTGTTTTGTAATGATATGAATGATTTTAAAAGTCAACGTTTGGGGTTTCATGGGTAAGCTCCTTTTAAAAAATAATTTGATTTCTTGTCTTGTACCTTTTTTTAAGTTTATATATCAATCTCTTCTTTTATGTCAGTTAGCCAAACGGCGAGTGTTTTTTGATTAAGTACAGTACTTACTATTATCGGGTTTGGCGGTGAGTTTCTCATCAGGTTCGTGTATCGATCAATAGCCAAACCTAAACGTTCGTTTGCTTAGACACTTTCAAATCGGACACATAGTCCCCCACCGGGGGGCGGTTTTTTTCATCGCGTAGCGGAGAAAAAAAATGTGTATGGGGGGGGCTTCCTTAATGCTGTCCGCTAAAGGACGTTTATCATGTTTTTCTTCCTTATTTTAAGTTATACTTGTTCATTATTTTTTAGAAGGATTTTTCATGATAAATTTAACATTGGATGATGACTTAGCTAGTACATTGTCAGAGATTGCTGAAAATGAGCACAAAACCTTAGAACAGCTTTTTAATGATTGGGCTGAAGAGTATTTGGACAACAGAGCGGCGGAGCGGGCGTTAGTGGTTCGTGAGCAAATTAAAAACGGTGAAATGGAAACCGTTAGCTGGGCACAGTTGAAAGGAGAATTAGATGCAATGGACAGTTGAGTTTTCTAAGTTGGCATCTTCCAATTTTAAGTCTTTGGACAAACCAATCAGAACTCAAATTGAAAAATTTATTCAACGTCTTGAAAGTAATCCTAATCCTCGTTCATTAGGTAAAGCATTGGTTGGTGAGTTTAAAGGGTTGTGGCGTTATCGAGTAGGTGATTATCGACTTATTTGTGAGTTTTACGATGATCAGTTAATTGTTTTCGTACTTGAACTGGATCATCGTAGTAAAATTTATCGTTAGGATTTTAACCACAAATCCCAGTTTCTACAGTAATACCATTTGGCAAAATCATTTGAAAAATCCATTTTTTCATCATTTGTTAAGGAACGTCCAATACTTCTTTGATAGTTGCCTTTCTTGATTTGATAAGCGTTACGCATTATTTCTAATTCAACAGGGCTTAACTCAAAGATAATCATTAGAATAATTATTTGTAATGATGCGCCAAACAATGTGATAATTAAATCTAATATCATTTCTAAATCTCCTATTTAAGTGAATTAACTAGTGGTTCATTAAGGGTTGGATAAGTTTGAATAAAATCATACATATCCAAAGGATAGGCAAGATTAGTTTCATCAACCAATTTACAGTATAAAATCAAGATTGTTTCGGTTTGGCTGTGACTTTTTTCTTTACCGATTTCCCAACGTGTGAAAGGCAAATAAGTTGAATCAAGAGTATCTTTTTGTTCTTTCAATCCAGCTAAAATTACCATTTGTCCAGACTTCATAGAAAATTCACTTTTCAACGATCTTTTCATTAAAGTTGGACTATTGCTCACGCCCGTTGTGGTTTGTACAAAACTACTAATTTCTTGATTTAATTCAATATCTATTTTTTCCTCATGAATCATAGGTTTAACTTCAAAGGTTGTTCCGCTTGTTTTGTATTCAACAGATTGCACGGGTGCTCCGGTTGTTCCACCATCGGGGTATTTAATTCCGCCTAAGGTTGGGGTTTCTGTGCCAATGGTAAATTTGCTTTTTTGCCCACTTCTTACCAATAATGAAGGTGAGGTAATAATTTTGAATTGATTGTCACCGTTAAAAACATTCATTAAAATGTTCAAATCTTTGGTAGTGACTTCAAATAACTGTCCAGCACCTCTGGATGCGCCAATTGATAAGTTTATACCCAAACTCCCAATTGTTTTTAAAACGGCTTGAATCGCATTGGATTCATTATTTCCACTAGAAACTTCGTACACTAAGGCTTGAATGTGGATTTGTTTTTCAGGAATATCTAATTCTTTGAGCAAACTCATAATTAAGGTAATTTTCTTTTGAGTTGCCATGAATAAAATCCCGTCGCTATTTTTATCAACCAATTTATTAATGCCTTCTTCGCTTTTGTTATCCTTTTTAGAATCTGAATCAATGGGTCGTTTTTGACCGATAGATTCTTTTGCGTCGATTGTGCCTGCTAACATTGAAATGAGATAAGTGGTTGTTCGATATTTTGGTTTATAAAAAACGGGGATTTTTGGCTCTATTTTATTTTCAGTTAATTTAAACAAAATATGGTTCTTTTTTTTCTCAATAGAAATCCCATACTCGCCTAATAAATCAGTCATTATCGCTGGCATATCACTTTTTTTATGTTTTGATTTTAAACGAATAGTAACGTTATTAACTTTTTTCAAAACATCATCATGTATGATATAACTTGTTTTGAGAACATCTGAATAGACTACTTCAATGAGCATAGGAATTTCTATTTTCTCAAAACTTAGCGTTACGTCTTCGGTACTGACATTACTAGCTGTCGGATTTGCATTGACATTACTAGCTTTCGGATTTGCATTGACATTATTAGCTGTTGGATTTGTACTGACATTATTAGCTGTTGGATTTGTACTGACATTATTAGCTGTCGGATTTGCATTGACATTTTGTAATGCAAGTAAAAATATAAGTACATTAAACATTTTCATGGTTTTGTGCTCCGATTGGGTGAAATTTCTTCTTCAACGACAACATACCATCTGCCACCTTCTTGTATTGCATTTGGTATTTTTTCTTCTCTACATTTTTTTCGCATCCAAACAATATTTGGTTTTGTATCTCCATAATATTTGTTGATGTATTCTTGAAGACACATTTTAATTTTTCTTGTCATAGTTCAAACCATCGTATCAATTTCATCTCAAAATCTCCTTAAAAAGGTACGTCTTTTTCTTCAAACTTAACCCAAGTGTATTTATAACCAGTCCACTCTATTTTAAAATCTTTCTTAGTCCTTAAATAAGTTGAAAGTTTTTGATTTAATGAAGAACCTACAAATTCAAGTTGTTCTGTTACATCTTTTTTGTAAAGACACATTCTTGCTTTTTTTAAAAGCTGGTTAATTTCTTTGGGTTGTCTTGGGGTTTTATCCACAATTGCTTTATTCTTCTTTCTATCGAAATGACTATTGTTTTTATATGTTCTGACAATAGACCAAGCGATTAACCAATTTTCTTTAGTGTTCAT